TTAGGTATTGGATTAAATAATCCACAAAGAAGTTTAGAAATTTATAATGCAACGGCTGATTCGCATTTAAGATTATCGGGTGCTGCTCCAACGGTTTCAATGGGCGAGGCGATAACAGGTGCGGTATATCAGGCTAAGTTCGGATTGATTACTTCAAACGGACAATTCGTTACAGGCGGTTTAGCAGGTGACTTTGTGATTATTTCACAGACAGGTGCTACAATTTGGGCAACAAGTGGTGGGGAAAAAATGCGATTGACTAGCGGTGGTAATCTTGGTATCGGAACAACGTCGCCTACTTTTACTTTAGACGTTACAGGCACAGGAAGATTTACGGGAGCATTAACGGCAACAACTGCTTTACTTAATGGCTCGGAGGTTTCAATATTAGCGGACGGTATTAAAGCAAATAGAAGTCCGGCAACTTCTTCTTCAGCTATTTTCAACGCTAATAATGGTTCAGCAAATATAATTTCAAATAGTGGCTTAACATCGAATTATACTCCAATAACATTTAGAGTAAGCGATGGAACAACCACAAATGAAGTTGTAAGAATAACAGGGGTGGGTAATGTTGGAATAGGAACGGCTAGTCCCGGCAGATTATTAAACGTTTCGGGCGGTGGAACCGATGGAACGCAATTACAAATAAATGGCACAGTAGCTAGTGCGGGTATAAAATTAATTCCTACAACCGGGGATAATTGGGAAATCCAAGCTAATACATCAAATCAGTTTTTTGTTTACAATAGGACTGATAGCGCTTATAGATTTTTAATTGATGGCACGGGTAACGTAGGTATCGGAACAAGTAGTTTCCCTACTTTTACTGGAGCAACACAATTAGTTCTAAAAGGAGCAACAGGTAATGCAACAATTCAAGCGGTTAGTGCTGATGGTGGCACATCATTAACAATGTATGCAGGTGGAAGTTCAAGTGATGACCCTTTAATATTATTTCAAAAAAATTTAAGATTTGGCTCGGCAACTGATACAGTATTAGGTGGATATGCTGAACGAATGAGAATTACCTCAACGGGTAACGTAGGTATCGGAACAACTTCGCCTCAAACATTATTAAGCGTTGAAACTTCAGGAACACAAAGTACTGTTTCTCCAATTATTACGGCTCAAAGTTCAGGAATTACATATACGGGGTTATATTCTATAAGAGATGGAGCGGGTGACCAACGAGGTTTAATATTCCAAGTTTATACTGCAAATGTTGGATTGAGTGAGAAAATGAGAATTACAAGTGGGGGTACTGTTTGTATTGGTAGAACTTCTGCTCCTAGTTCGGCGTATAAAATGGCAGTTCAAGAAACAATTATGATGGCGGTAAATACCAATACTAATAATATGGTTAACTTTTTTAATGAAAGTGATACTTATGTTGCTTCTATTGTTGTTAACGCTTCTACTGTTGCTTATGGTACAGGGTCGGATTATAGATTAAAAGAAGATTTAAAAGATTTTAATGGATTAGATAAAATATCTGCAATTAAAGTATATGATTTCAAATTTAAAGCAGAAGGAGATAGAATGGAAGGGGTACTTGCTCACGAATTACAAGAAGTTATTCCTTATGCAGTAACAGGAGTAAAAGACGAAAAAAACAAAGATGGAAGCAACAAAATACAAAATGTTGATTATTCTAAATTAGTTCCTGTTTTAGTAAAAGCCATACAAGAACAACAACAACAAATAGACGAATTAAAAGCTAAAATAAAATAAAATGGCATACGTTTACCGACATATAAGGCTTGATAAAAATGAACCTTTTTATATTGGGATAGGGAACCAACCTAATCACAAAAGAGCTTATGATTATAGTAAAAATAGGAGAAATAAAATTTGGTTGGATATTGTTAATAAATCCGAATATGAAGTTGAAGTACTATTTGATGAATTATCTTGGGAAGAAGCCTGTGAAAAAGAAAAAGAGTTTATAGCATTATATGGAAGAAAGGATTTAAAAACAGGAAGTTTAGCTAATATGACTGAAGGTGGTGATGGTGTTATTGGAATATTATTTACTGATGAACATAAAAGAAAAATAGGAGAAAAAAGTAAGGGTAGAATTTATTCAGTAGAAACTAGAAAAAAAATGAGCAATGCTCAAATAGGAAATGAAAAGTGGAAGTTAAGGACTATAACTGATGAAACAAAAAGGAAAATTAGCGAAGCTAATAAAGGTAGAATAAAAACTGAAGAATGGTTGACAAAAATGAGTGAATATCGTTTATTAAATGGACATCCTAATTTAGGCAAACATTTATCCGAAGAAACAAAAAAGAAAATAAGTAATACTAAGTTTAAAATACCTGTATTACAAATGACTTTAAATGGGGAATTGATAAAAGAATGGGAGTCAACTAAATCAGTAAAAGAAGATGGATTTACACAAAGTAATGTATGGAGATGTTGCCATAATAAACAAAAAACATATAAAGGGTATATTTGGAAATTTAAATAAAATAATATGAGTACAAAGAATTGGATAATTAACCAACTAGATACCGCACCAAGCGAGGACGGATTAACGGACGTAGTTAAAGTAGTAAATTGGACTAGAACCGCAGAACAGTTTGTTGGTGGTGAACCTATCAATGTTTCAGTTTACGGAACTATGGGTTGTCAAACCCCAAGCGAAACTGATTTCACGGCTTATCCTGATTTAACTTACGAGCAAGTTTGCGTTTGGCTTGAAAATGGGCTAGATATGGAGGCAATAGATTTAAACCTTGACAAGCAAATAGAGAACATTATTAATCCTCCGATTATTGTTTTGCCTTTACCTTGGACAAATCCGAATAATTAATTATATCTTTGTAAAAAATAAATATTATGTTACAATTAACAAAGGAACAAGTTCAACAACTCGAAA